GAACCAGTCCCCGACCAGTTCTCCCTCATTGTACTTGCCAAGATTGGCTATATAGACTTGCATATCATCAATCATAAACGGTCACTTCCTTTCACTCATTGTATTCATAAAATCTGCCATGCACACACAGGAAATGTTCTGATGTTTCTTCCATATCTGAACAGTTCCGATGGTATGTAATATTGCAAAGTCCGGCTTCCAGCTCTTGCAGGTTTGAAAACCATTCTCTTTGAATTTCAGGTATATCTTCGGGTGGGATTTCACTCTCTGAAATTGCAAGGCAGACATTATTTAGCAAGTCGAGGTCTGTATCTTGCAGGATTTCAAAAGGAAAATCATAATCACTGATAAGATAACGGTCACTGTCCGGCGGTAAGCCAATGGATTGTTTTAATGCTTCTATGTTGCAGGGAAGTGTAAACCATGCACAGCCTGTATCTTTTTCTTGTTCATCAAGATTGATAACAAATACTTTCATTTCTGCCATAAGCAATACCACCTGTCAAAGTTTGAACATTCCATTATTGCAGACAGCATAACGTCCTTTTTCGTCCAGTTCATGGGCGTAGGCTTCCAGATTAAAGTATTTCTTTCCTTTTTCGGATAGAGCAGAAAATTCAATGTTATGCTCCAAGCGGTAACGGGCAACGTCCATGATGTTGTGGCACTCTGGATAAAACAGAAATTCTTCCGACTTCTGCAATAAATCCTCAACACCGCCACAGTAGGGAATCAACTCTTTATAAGCCTGTTGAACCTCTGGCGATAAATCCGTGTAAGCAAAGTACAGCTTGAATACGCTGGATTGCTTCATCACCAGAGGAATTCTCTAGAGCTTTCAGGTACATTCGATAGTGACAGCACGCTGATCATTGGCATTGGAAGAAGAACACCAGCTGCGGTTCTTTTCCTCCACGCAAAGAGAGATGCGACCATCCTTGCCAATTCCGTAATTGCAGCTAGCTTGTCTGGACGGACTTGTAAAGCATCCACAGATGCTCTCACAAGAGAGCTGACCGACTACACAATGCGGTGTGATACGATCAATACTGTGAGTACGCTGTCCGGAATGATTAGGACTGAGTTTGGTATAAGATACCAGTTTGCTGTTTGTATGTGCCATGTTAGTTTTCCTCCTTTGTGCTTCTGTCGTGAAGTTGTTCTAATACAACTTTGATTTTTTCAGGGACCGGAAGGCCGAGATGTGCGGCATTTTCAAGTAAGCTGACGCCCTCATTGGAAATGTAGAAAAAGATGACTGCAGTACGAAGCACACTGCCAGAGCCAATAATATGAATATCGAGAATATTGGCAATGCCAACGAGTAGGAAAATCAAAACCTTTCTACAGATTCCCTTAAAGCCGACTTCACTAGAAAGCGTGTGGTTGGCGATGGCACACATGACACCGGTGATGTAGTCAATGACAACAAATGCTATAAGAGCATAGAGTAAGCCATCACAGCCTCCGAGAAAATAACCCAGCCAGCCGCCGATGCCTGCAAAGATAAGTTGAATTGTGTTCCAGAATTCTTTCATTGATAAGTACCTCCATTTCTGAAATTAGATATAAGAAAAGCAGCTACCATCTGATAGCTGCGAATAAAAATTAAGCAGTCCTTTTCCACATATAGCATGTGATATAGGGCTGCAAATTGCTGTGGGAACTGCCGGAACCAGTAGCAGCAGTAGAACCAGAAATTGTATGTGAATGTGAGCCAGCGCTTGTGGTTGTTTTGTTGCTCACAGCTGAGTAGCCGGAAGTAGCATCGATTAAGACACGATTGCCACCACTGGTACCCCATGAGGTTTTCTGGTTCTTCAGGTCGTGGGTGTGTCCACCAGCACTTGCTGTTGCCAGTGTACCTTTTGCATGCGTATGAGAAGGTATTTGAGCTGTGGTTAATGTGACAGTAGAAGAGCCTCCGGTCTTTTCTGCTGTGGCAAAATTTGTATCATTGGCATTGACACCAACCGGTACTCGGCCTGTTCCCCAAGCAACCCAAGTGCCTCCAAAATATGTGGATGGATTCGTGTTCTTGATGCTCATGTAAATGCTTCCTACTGGATAGATAGCACCGATTGCCTGCTTGATGTATTCACTCAACAGCTTGCCGTAGACCTTTACGTCCCATTTCTCAGATACTTCAAAGCAGTTATCTGTTTCGGATACCTTACCAATCGCCACGCCTTTACCACCACTCTTGAAGTCCATGACAACAGATGCCGTAGATACGATGTCCGTGATACTGATAGTCGTGAAAGCATCTGTTAATTCGTATTTGACTTCATAGGATGTTTCGGTGGAAATCTTACCGTCACCAAAGGTAAATGCCGTGCCGGAATTAAAGCTGGCAGATGCATTGATCCATGTGCTTGTTCCAGCTACTCGGTAGTAAGTGGAGCGAGTAACTGTATTCTTGGAGCTGCAGGATGCAAAGCTATAGAATACCGTTGCCTTGATGTAGGTGCCATCATCAGATATAGTTCCACCGCTGTTGCATCGTTGCGAGTTGTAAGAGCTAAAGGAAGGTACACTGTAGGCGACAACAGTAATTGATACGGTGGCTGCAGCAGAGGTTCTTCCTCTGGAATCCGTTACTGTGGCAGTAAATGTAATCGTGCCAGAGCTATTTAAAAATCCGGTTGTGAGAGTAGAAGAGGTACCGGAGTATCCACCGCCGCTGATGCTGTAGGATTTTATGGTAGAGCCATAGCTTCCGGAAGCACCGTTGATTGTGAGAGTAGCCTTCGATTTCGATTGCACGTAGATGCCCCATGTGCTGGGGACATCACCGTCGATACGGCTTACTGTCAAGCTGGAGATGGTAGGCTTGACTGAAGCAGGAACTGTTAGAGTAAGCGTGCAGGTTTTCGTGCCAATCTTGGTGGAACCATTATATGTGTCACATGTAATTGTGCAGGTGCCACTGGTGGTGCTTGGTATCTGATTAGCTAGTGTGAGAGCAGGTGTCCATGATACAGAGGTAGAGGCGGTCTTTGTGGCGATGGTCCCCTTAGCACTACCGAAGGTATAGGACAGCGTATGAGTGAATGATGAAGATGCTCTCGAAATAGAAATTGTTGTAGCACTTCCAATATTCACTGATGTTGCCGATACCGAAGATGCTCTTGGAATCGTGTTTAGCGTATGTGTTCCGCTTGCTGATACATTGACTGCATAGCTGTAGACACCGGCTTCACAACTTAATTTGAAAGATTTTGTACCATCAGCGTTATGACTGATCTTTAAAGAACCCGATGCTATCACGGTTCCGTTATAGAGCTGAATACGATTGTCGGTTGAGGTGGAGTAGACAGTTGTGCCGTTGATGACAGCCTTAAAGCCACCAGACATGACCCAGCCACTTCCTGAGCCGGAGCCTTTCAACGTCCATGCAATGGTAGATGTATTGTTGGCTATATCCTGGCTGGATAGCGACCACGATAAAGTAACAGAACGTCCTTCTTTCGTGCCGGTTGTAATACTTCCGCTGGAAGCCATAATGAATCACTCCTTTACGATGCCGGGCCTCTCCACTTGATAGAGAGGTTGCCGTTATTTCTTGGGATGAAGTCAAACCATCCTCTGTTCTCATTACCAAGGGATAGCTTGTTACGAATCTCTGCATTGGTGATAACTAAGCTGTTGTTGGAGATGTAGGCGATTTTCTGACCATTTTCTTTGAAGGCCAGTTCATTGTTTGAGAGCTCAGCAGTGAAAGCATTTCCTACTTTACCAAGCTCAATAAGAGCTCCTTTGAAGCGGATATATTCTTCAAGGAGCTCCTGATTAGTTGCGATATTGTCCTTCAGTTCATCTGTGACAGCAGAGAAATCCATGCGGATCTCACTACTGTTTTGCGTAATCGTAGATTGAAAATCCTGCTGGATAGTTGCCATTTCTGAGCGTGAGATGTATTCTTCACGGACAGAGAGCCGGATTTGCTCTGAGGATTTTGAAATCTCCGAATAGCACTCACGTACATTCTCCTGAAGGGAAGCAATGTCTTCCTCATATCCGGCAACATTCTGAAATGAGGCCTGACAGGAAGTGATAAGTGCCATAGGCTCACCTCCTAGTTGGAAACATCACACTGTAATGTAAGTAAACTATCGATATCAGCAGCAGACAGATAAATGACCTTTCCAGTCTTACTAAAGGTGACAGCATTGCCGTCTTTGTCCTGAGCGTACCAGTTATATGTCAGTGACTGTTTTTCGGTGGCATCCGTCCAGGCACTACCGGAATATTTCTGGAGAGTGACCGTTTTAGCTGAGTGACTGATTTTATACCAAAAGGCACCAGCAGCTGGATTAGAAGGAGCTGTTTCACTGATTGGACCGAGAAGCGCATCTACTTCCTGCTGGTTGGTACGGACAATAACATATGGGCAGACACCACCCTGATTATTCTTTACTGTGAAACCTCCAATAGAAAGAAGCTCAGATACATATGGATCTGATTTATCTTCGACGGTGATAACATCTACATAGGATTTACCCCCGTAGGTCATCGTGCATCGATAAGACTGGATATTCACGATGTCACTTCCAGATACCGTCAAAGTAGAGGAGGTTGCGCTGGAAATATTCGTCCATTTTCCGGCAGTATATTTTGCCCACTGATAGGTGGCATTTGTGATGGCAGTCGTACCAGAATAAGCAGAGGTTGCAAGGGATAAGCTACCAGACTGATTCATAACGATAGTACCATTTGGAGCATAAACAGAGAATACAACAGTGCTGGTGCCATTACTTCCTCTGGTGGACTTAGCCCATGCAAATTTCTTCAAAACAGTTTTGCCGGAAATGGTAAAGGTTAAATCAACCGTTCCATTAACCACGCTTTCTCCGCCAAGGGTAGCAGATGCAGCAACTGTAAGGACGACGGAACCAGTAGCAGAGGCGGTTGCCGCAGTGTTAGTTTTCAGTGTCATACCAGAAGGCAATGTTCCAACCGAACAGGTGCAGGCTGTCTGTGTGATGCCAACATAGCCGGTAAAAGGAATTGTGATATCAAGGGCTGCAGTTGCTACACCGTAAGATGAGCACGCAATGGTCTGGGCCTCATTACCGAGAATGATAGAAAGACCACCTGTTCCAGCCGCACCCGGAGAACCAGGAGAACCCTTGCTGCCGTCATACATCTTGGTAATTGAGATGGTGTCATAGACATCTGCGTCATCGGTAAGCAGCTTGATTTGAGCGACATTATCAATGAACACAGCATGTGTAGGTTTTACTACGAGAGTTCCACCGGTTATGCTGGTATTGTCAGACGTGGTTGGATAATCTGCCCACGCACCAGAGCTGTTTTTGTACTGCCATTTGGAAATGGAAACACCCTGTACCTGAGCAGTCAGTGTTGACTGTGATGCTCCGACCAACGCAGAAGAAGTGTTGTACTTAAATACATAGGTATCAGCAGTTACATAAGCGAGTTTTGCATTCTCTGCATTTCGCACCAAGGTATACGTGATATCCGAGGTGATATTGACTGTGTTCTTGGTCTCAGAATCGTAGTAGCTGATATAACAAATGTAAGTAATCATACCGGTGGAAGAGGAAGCTAACACATTACTGTTGACTTTCAGAATTCCTCCGGTAACTTTTTCGCTGGAGTTTAGCGCTGTTTCAGCGCCGCTACCGTCTTTGCGTTTCCATGTGATGGTCAGACCGGAGGCGTTTAGAGCTACGTTAGTCTGATCAAGGAATACGACTGGTGTCAGTGTAAGATTGGTGCTGGCCCAGCTTGGTGCATAGGTGTGAGGCAGCACGTTTGGGTTCTCGCTCTGTGTCTTAGGCAGATTTGAGGTAATATAAGCCGACAGCTTTCGCTGGTCTGTAATATCCACGAACGTCTGCTGGCTGGAAGTTAAGATTGTAGGCATTTACTGGTCCTCCTTTATATAGATAGAAGGCACTGTTTTCCATATTGTCGTTCTTAATCTTACCAGCGCTACCTTCATAATTGACATTGTACGGAGGATCGGTCACGACCAAATTTGCCTGCTTGCCGTTCATCAGAAGCTCATAGGTCTCAGGCTTTGTGGAATCACCACAGACAAGACGATGATCACCAAGAAGCCACAGATCACCAGCTTTTGAGAAGGTCGGCTTTGCAAGCTCAGCATCCACATCGAAATTGTCATCCTGCACACATTTTTTCGTGTCTTCACGAAACAGATCTTCAAGTTCTTCCGCTTCAAATCCGGTGAGGGAGACGTCAAAGTCAGCGCCTTGCAGGTCAGAGATAAGAAGAGCCAACTTGTCATTATCCCATTCACCACTGATTTTGTTGAGAGCAACATTCAGTGCTTTTTCTTTATCCGCATCCATTTCAACAATGACGCATTCCACTTCCGTGATGCCCGTGTCGATGAGGACCTTTAGTCTCTGGTGGCCGCCAACGACACGAGAGGTGGTGGAATTCCAGATGACAGGTTCGACATAGCCGAACTGCTCAATGGAGCGTTTCAATTTTTCATATTCTTTATCGCCGGGCTTTAAATCTTTTCGAGGATTGTAATCAGCAGGAAGAAGCTCTGTGACATTTTTCTTTTCAATTAGCATGATGCAGCCCTCCTGTGCAATAACTTTTTTAATCCCTTGAAAGCGGCATCTATGTCACCAGCTTTAGCCTGTCCTTTGAGTGTGCTAAACTGCTGGAATGTTAAATGCCTGCGATATTTCTTTAGCAAGCTCATAAATTCTGATAAATCCATATCAATTTCCTTTCCGTGCCAGTAGAAGACGTTCCATCACATCATCCTGTGGTGTGGCTCCGTTGTATTCAGTGGCACAATTTTCTTTTACGATTTGGTAGATTTCCATCCAGAGACGATTGGTCTGGCTCATGAAGTTCTGACTCATAGCCACATAGGGAGATTGAATAGCATTGCCTGTGGTCGGATGCTTTGCAAGAAAGCCAAACTTAGTGATCGCTTCCTCACATTGAATCCAACGAGCGACACTCATGGCATAGCGCTCCAAAAGCTCAGGAGAGACGAGAGCAGCACAGCCACGTTCATGCAGCCAGTTCCATGTTTTTTTATAGACATCCGCAGCAACCAGCTTCTTACCGTTCTTTTGCTTAGCAGATAACATCTTGGATGGTTTGGGCATCGGCTGACCTTCTAAATCGACAGTGCTGTCTGTAAAGTCGATGACAGTCAACTCACGTTTGCCCGGATTTCCCTCAGCAATTCTGTCAGCTAAGGGCTTTTTCTTGGCTCCAGCGCCGATACGAGCGCCGCCACGGTTTGTACCGTCCTTAGCCATTTTCTACACCTCCAGTTCAGGGGTCTATATACCCCGTTTGAAATTGCGACTTTGTGCGTGAGACCCCACGCCCGTTCCCCGGTGACTTCACCGTAGAGAAGTAGACCGCCCCTGCCGGTTGTGCCAGCGGTCGCCGTGTTCCGCATGAATCTTGGCATGGCAGGATTTGCAAAGAGCCATTAAGTTATCTCTATCGTGCGTACCGCCTTGGGAGAGAGGCTTTACATGGTGTATCTGCTCGGTTGGTGTGTAAACACCGTTCTCAAGGCACCTCTCACAAAGCGGGTGGGCAGCAGCATAGCTGTCACGGATACGTTTCCATGCACGTCCGTAGCGACGCTTAGCATTCGGATCTCGGTCATACTTCTCGTAGCGTTTGGCTTCCTTCTTTTCATGCTCCGGACAGAAGCGTCCGTCTGTCAGATTAGGGCAGCCGGGGTAGGAGCAGGGACGTTTTGGTTTCCTTGGCATCGTATTTCTCCTTCCGTTTGCGTATAAGAAAAGCCCTGTAGGACTTGTCCCACAAGGCTTTCTGCGATTCTCACTTTCGCTAGTATAATAATATCAGAAGAGCTTAGTGTCTTTCTATGTCATTTCATGTCCACCTTCATAGGAAGCCGGAACTTTTACTTCTTCCAGTGCCTTTCCATGAAGTTTGTGGATGTAACGCAGCTCATATCCCATATCAACAGCAATCTGCTCCCATGTGATAAAGCAGAGGTAGCGTTCCTCAAGCAAGGTCTGGTATTCAGTATTGCCGACTTGCTTGATAACTTCTACGATTTCCTTCTTCAGTGCCACCAGTTCCACGACATCTTTGCTGATTTCATCCTCTAATTCAATGATATCAAGAATGGCGGATTCCATGCGAGAGCCTTCACGGTTAGGACTCTTTGGCATATCAGAGTAGGACGGCGTGCAACGGGTAGCTAATTCATTTAAGGAATCTATCTGTAACAGTTTGCTTTTGATTCTATTATCTAAGTAGCGTGCTTGAGATAAGTATTCTTTTGCAGTCATTCATTTGTACCTCCGAAAAAATAGATTTCCCTCGGATTGGCACGGATTGTCGTAGTTTTCCTGTGATTATCATAGGTTTGCTTTTACCGCATCGATAAGGGCATTCTGGGTCAGCTCCTTTTTGGAGAGAGCTTTTAAGATACGTTCATCAATAGTTCCTTTTGTGATGATGTGTTCTATCACTACGGTTCCGGAAGTCTGTCCCTGCCTCCAGAGACGGGCGTTGGTCTGCTGATATAATTCCAGTGACCATGTCAGCCCAAACCAGATGAGGGTGGAACCACCAGCCTGTAGGTTGAGTCCATGACCGGCAGAGGCCGGGTGGATGACTGCTACCGGTATCTTTCCGGCATTCCAGTCGGTGATGTCCTTACTGGATTTTATTTCTCTCACATCAAAGCGTTTCTTGATACGAGAGAGGTCGTGCTTGAACCAGTAAGCCACAAGGACCGGTTTTCCGTTTGTGGATTCGATGATATCCTCCAGAGCATCCAGCTTTCTGTCATGAAACTCAATGGTGTCACCGGTATCCGAATAAATAGCTCCGTTGGCAAGCTGGGATAGCTTTCCGGTGAGAGAAGCAGCATTGGCAGCAGTGATTTCTCCATCCGGGAGTTCCAATACTAAATCCTGCTTCAATTCTTCATATCGGGTCACTTCATCTTCGGATAAATGAACCTCGTATTCAGAGGAGATAAGTTCTGGCATTTTCAGGTGGTCTGTCGATTTCATGGAGATGGTGATATCAGAAATCTGGCTATAGATGCGTTCCTCTGCATAGGGCTGTGGCTTATAGGAATAGATAATCTGACCATTCCTCTTGTCCGGTACAAAGTAGTTGTTTCGGTATTCGGTAATGAAGCGTCCGAGGCGTTTTCCTAAATCCAGCAGTCGGAACTCAGCCCATAAATCCATCAGACCGTTGGAAGAGGGTGTTCCGGTCAGGCCGATGATACGCTTAACGCTAGGTCTTACCTTCAAGAGGGCCTTGAACCTCTTGGAATTATGATTCTTGAAGGATGAGAGCTCATCGATGACTACCATATCGTAGTCAAATGGAAAGCCACTGGACTCGATGAGCCATTGCAGGTTTTCTCTGTTGATGATGGTGATATCAGCACCAGCCATCAAAGCTGCTTTTCGCTCTTTTGGCGTTCCCACACAGACAGCGAAGGTCAGGTGATTCAGGTGCTGCCACTTTCTGATTTCTGCAGGCCATGTATCTCTGGCAACTCGAAGTGGGGCGACCACCAGAATGCGATGGGTCTCAAAGCTGTCGAACAGCAGGTCTGCGATGGCAGTCAGGGAGATGACCGTTTTTCCAAGCCCCATATCGAGCAGGACTGCTGCCACAGGGTGTGTCTCAATATAATCAATGGCATAGGCCTGATAATCATGAGGTGCGAAGTTCATCAATCATCCCTCCAATCTGCTCGATGCTATCAATTACATAGACACGAAAGCCCAAAGAGCGAAGGCGCCGGTGCCTTGCCTTTTGCAATGGGCGTGGGGATTCTCCCGGTGCTTTTAATTCTGCAAAGGCAAACTTCCCATCAGGTAATAAGATCAGGCGGTCGGGCATACCTGCGAAAGAAGGAGACACGAACTTCGGTGCGATACCACCAGCCTTTTTTACTGCGGTTGTCAATTTCTTTTCTATCGTTTTTTCTAACATACTTGTCCTCCATTAGGCCGTTAATTTGAAGATGTGCAAGGTGTATCAATGGTATTTTCCATACTTTTTCTTATTGATATTTTTATAGGCCTAAGAAAAGTTTTATATAACACATTGATACACCTTGTCATTTGTGGCCTTAATTCATAAAATCTTCGTCTGCACCAGTGTCTTCACGTAAGTGCAAACCTTTAAAGTAACGCTTGCGGTCTGCATCTACGATGCCCGGAGCAGAGGTCGCATTGGCATTTACAAAGTAGCTGCCAGCGTAAGCAGGGTCATCCGGTCTTTCAAGATCTCCGTCACGAAGAGGAGTCTTAAGTACGGAAAGAGCTGGTACAGACTTGCCGTTGCCCTTGAGCTTTGCTTCCCCTTCACGGTATGCAGCCTCGATAGCAGCTTCAATCTTTGCGACAGTCTTGGTGTCAGATTTTGGGATGATCAGGCTGACACTGTACTTCGGAGTGCCACCGTTGATGGATTTCGGTTCCCAGACGTTGGCGTAGCTCCAGCGTGTGTTAGGACCAGTGATAACCTTCATGGGATTTGTCATTTTTGCATTTTTACTCATTGTCATATTCCTCCATAAAATCATTTTTTGCTGTGTTCATTGCCGGGCGTTTATCACTCTCCGGCACAAGAATAGGTTTGCCTTGTGGCTTTTCGATATAGGCTGCAAGAAGTTCTTCGAAGCGAGACTTACCGAGCAGCTTTTGCATGGCCGTGATACCAAGCAACTTCTTTTCGTAAGGGTCAAAACCAGCAGCTTTGACAGCTTTCGATACAGCGTCTTCACTGGTGTATCTGCGGTTGGAACGACCCTCGACCAGCTTCCAGCCGGTCCATTCTTTACCGCTGATTGCTTGCTGGAGTGCATACTCTTTGATGTCACCTGCCCAAGCGACCAGTTCGTCGACACGGGAGAGGATGACTTCGATTTCCGAATCCTCCAACAGTGGCGTCAGCTTGAAATCGTGCTGTGCGAGTAGAAGATTGGCTTCCGCTCTGGCTCGGCATTCATGCTTTGCCTTACAGAATCCGCACCATTCACCACACAGGAAACTTCCATCACCGGCAAAGGCAAGGTCTGCGGTAGGCTTCAGAACTTCATCAGCCCATTGATACAGGTCATCCTTGCTGACTTCGCAGGTAGAAATGTTCTGACGTCTGGGCTGATAGATGGTCATGCTGACCGTATCGATGTCGTAAATATCATCAAAGAGTTCCAGTGCGCCAAGGGCGTAGCACTTCATCTGCGGATTGTCCTCAGCGGATACGAGAATTCCAAGACCGTGCTTGTAGTCAATTACGTGCATGGTACCGTCGCTGATGAGAATGGCATCAGATGTTCCGAAGCCTTGTTCTACCCAACGTGAGAAGTCCACTCGCTGTTCAATCAGAACAACAGGGTCGGAGCAGGTCTGCTTGGCCTCTTCCAAAAGCTCCATGATAAAGCAGGCATACCCGGTAGCACAATCTTCCATTTCGGTGTTGTACCAGTCGAGACTTTTTGTTGGATCAGTAGCTTTCATGCCAAGTGCTTTGCGGAGCTTGTACTCACAAAGAGAGTGGGCATCGGTGCCTTCTGCAGCATAATCACTACCTTTATCCTCGTAGGTTTCGCAGAGCCTTGCTGATGGTGGGCAGTGGAGCCAGCGGTCAGAAGAGGATGCGGAGAGGATTGCATGTCCTTTAGGTGGCATATTAGAGCACCTCCGCTTCCCTGAGCAGGGCTTCATAATATTTCGGGTCTACGAGTGACAACTTGCTTGCACCGTACTTTTTAAGAAGTTCTCGAATTTCAGCTGTGTGTCCGGCACGAGATTTATCAGCCAGAACAGCTCGAACATCCTCAAGAGTCAATGCAGGTTTTGTTTTCTTTTCTGGTCTAGCAGCAATATTTTCAGCTTGCTGCTTATCATCAGATGAAAACTGCTGTGCGAGCCAGTTTGCTGCATCGTTAATAGCAGTGGCAGCATTTCTCAGTTCTTCGATGGTCATAGCCATATCGTTCATTTTTGACATTTACTGTTTCTCCTTCCTCGGATTGTCTGTGTGCGGCGATGATTCTGAGATTCTTCGCCATTCTTGCGGATACTTGACTGATTGCAGTGAGAGTTGCAATCATTTCTGCGTCAGTGCCGCTTTTGTTGTGAAAAGTCTTACTCACGATGTTCACCTCGCTTTCTGTAGGTCGCTTTGTTTCGCCTTACACTACTCAATGGAGGTGAGATGGCCGTTTGGCCGAAAAATATAAGAAATTTTTTTGAAAAGAAAAATCGTCCCCTGAAAAATCAGAGGACGACCATTCATATTAGATGTAGTCCTTAAGCTCGGAGCGGAGCTTCTGGAACAGCTTGTCCCTTCGATACACGAATGTATTACGAGAGAGGCCCATTTCCTTGCCGCAGTCACGTTCCGATTTTCCTTCCATAATAAGCTGACAGATAAGACGACCTTCCGGGTCCAGCTCATTCAGCTTTGCATAGAGAGCACGAAGAAGTTCTGCATCCTCTAATATTTCAGCGATAGCTGCAGACTCATCTGGCATATCATCAAGCCAGCTCTTTTCGTTTCCGTCACCGTCACTAATGGTGTTGTCGAGAGAAAGCTGATCGCCAGCCTTAGCATAAGGACAGGTTAAACAATCCATGTCACATAAGTAGCGTTTGCTTGCAGGGCAGACACAACGGCCATGCTCTTGCTGACGCTTGCGATAGGCGTTGATGTCACGGTAGTAGTTCGTGTAGAACTCCTTGTTGACATCCACCCAGCTTTTAGATTCTTTGACGTAGATACGATGCTGTTTGCTCTGATTGTCTTTGTTTGCCATAACATTTACCTCCTGTGATTGGCATAGATTTGTGACCAGTCACAGGTGGAAACAGAGATTTCAGGCATATTTCGCTGTAGAGTTTATTGTTCGTTCATACTCGCTACATTGAAAATAATGTCGAAAAGTGTTATAATGATTTAGTAGGGTTTGTTGGGGGTTGCTCTGGTTTATATTCATCAGATTCGACGGCCGACAAACATCAAAAAATCCCTGTGGCTTTTCACAGGGCTAGAAAATAGTAAGTTGAGTAGGCCTGCCATTCACAGTTGAGTAAGTTGAGTAGGTAAATTTGGTTAGAGGGACAATCAATGACAAAAAATGAAAATTTAAGACTGTGTGGCGGTACGTTTTTCACCTTACTTTTAGAGGCTAGAAAGCAACTGCTGGGTGCAAATGAACACTACGCAGGAAAAAAAGATGGATTAACTGAATATGAAACTTTGATTGGTTTGGCCAGAGTGATACGTTCTGATTTAGCGACACCAATGCCGACTGAAATTAAAACAATTCAGGGTAACGCTTCAGAATATAAGAAATGCAAGAATGCAGGCGGAGGCTACTTCCCGTTCGGTGATAAAACGGCATTGAGAGTTTTTGACGAAAGAGTGAAGAACGAGTATGTGGATACATTGAGAAAAATGTGCCGCTTTGTGGAGGACTTCATTGATGCTGGAGGAGATATAAAAAAAGACGAGTTGCTCGTGAAAGCACTCGTCGAATTAATATCGTTGGATAATTGCATTGATGATAGCCAATCGTTCTATATCAAAGAAGATGGAACAACAGCGCAGAAAAAAGAACTCATAAATATGAAAGAAATTCCTTTGCAGTCATTTCTATTAGGTGTATTTCATTATTCGGTATGTAGTGTTGATAATGTAGTTGGGGCTGAAACATTCGATTCCTGGTGTCCGTCTGCCGGTGGAGCAAAAAGGACTTACAAAGGAGATATTGGTGCCGATTGGCCAGTAGATATCAAACTCAGATACATTCAGCTTGAAGATTGTGACACAGCTGAGAATGATGCTAATGGCTCACCAGAAGATGTCATAGTTGAAGCGGACTGTGAAGATCCTTATCAGAACAAAGAAAAATCTAAACAGCAAATGGTTTTTAATTTCAACGTAACTGGAAATAACAATAGCTTCATTCAGCATGTCGATAGCATTACGAACAATTATTATGGAGGGCAGAAAAAAGATGGAGAATAAATTACAGCCATCACAACCGGGAGCTTTGCAAACGCAAACACCGAATACGACATTTAATTTGCCCGGTAACAATAATACATTGGTAGCTCATACAGACGCTGTGAACAATACCTATAGCGTAATGATGGTGGGTGGGGCACCACCCATGCCGGGAAGCCCTAACGCAGTGCACACCATTACATTAAATACAGATTTCTATCACCTTCTGGTTGTTGGAGATGATGAATTAAATCCTCAGTACTGTCATTGCCTTGTTCGAAAGGACAGAGCAATAACGGAAAGTACCTCAAAAGAACTGAAAGCAGCTTATGCGGCTTTGTCAGAAGATGCAATATCGGTGTTGAAAACCTATCCGGCAATTATTGCGACTGAGAACCACGCTTATGGAAAAACAGATGAAGACCACTATGCTGCGTATGGGTTGATTGTTGATGTAAAGATTCAGGACAATGGCATTAAAGTATATTATCAAATACTTAACTGGATACCACAGCAGAAAATAAATGAACTTCGGTTTGAGCTCGGAATCGAAGGCTGCAGTGGAACGAATGAATTGAATCGTATGCACTGGGCAATAAAAAAGATAAATGCAGTAGAGGTATTAAGAGAAGCTGGGATACCAGTCTTTTCTTTATAGATATGTAACCACTCATCGGGAATCGAACATGGAGGAATAATATGAGTGCAGAATATGAAAACATGCAAGTTGAAAAATGGGTAAACCTTGAAGATGTAGCAGAACATCTAAGTTTGAGTCAGGATACAGTCCGTACTTGGATAAAAGAAGGAAAATTACCTGTATATAAAGCTGGAAAACGATATAAATTCAAAATCTCTGAAGTTGATGAATGGGTCAGAGAAGGAAAAATTAAAGAATAGAAACAGGAGGTAGATTTGCATATGAACCCTAAAATGAAATCAGCAATAGAAAAAATAACGTTAAATGATGCCACATTCTCTAATGAGGTTATAGAACCGACGTATGTAAATTTCTTCTATGGGAAGAATGGTGCAGGCAAATCTACCATTGCACGAACATTCAAGACAAATGATGAGCATTTACAGTGGCAAGATGGACGAGTATCAACAGATTATGATGTTCTTGTGTATGACACAGATTTTATAAATGCTAACCTGCGTAACTATGGAAATCTTGCTGGTGTATTCACTGTAAATGAAACTAATATTGCTATTCAGGAGCAGGTCGATACACTCAATGCAGAACGCAAAAAAATGGGTGAGGAATACAACGGACATAAGGCCACAATAGACCAGAAAGTAGCAGATAAGAGTGCAGCCTTATCAACATTCCAATCAAATTGCTGGAGTAAGAGTGCAGAAGACAGAACGTTATTTGATGAAGCCATCAAGGGTAAAAAGAAGGCGGCATTATTTGCTCAAGAGATTTTAGCGATTACACCGGTCGCTCATAACTTTGATGAATTAAAAGCTCTATACGGTACCGTTTTTTCAGGAGATGCACAGCAGTACAATATGCTGTCAAAGGCAGGCAAAGTTACCTATGCATCTTTGCCTGGATATGAATTGATGGGTAAACCAATCTCCAGCAGTAGTGATACGGATTTTGCAAAATTTATTAAAGCATTAAAAGCTACTGATTGGGTGCGAAGTGGTCATACTCATTTTGCTGGACAGACAGATGGAAAATGTCCATATTGCCAGCAGAAACTTCCATCAAATTTCGATAAAGAAATAGCTGCGTGCTTCGATGCGCAGTATCAGGATGATATCTCTGCGATTAATGCTTTTCAAAGAACATATGAATCAGAGATGAATTCTGTTGTAGCAACGCTGGAAAGTAATGTATCTGCTGCTATGCCGGGATTGGACTTGTCAGAATATGAGGTCAAGGTACAATTTCTCATAGATGCTATTACTATAAATAAACAGAGAATTGCAGCTAAGATTAAGGAGCCGACATCTATTGCTTCGCTGGAAGATACTGATAGTTTGCTGATTGAGATAGGTACACTGATTGATGATTTTAATAAGAAAATCAAGGAAAACAACGAGATAGTCAGTGACCTCAAAACAAAGAAAGTTTTGTGCAAAAAACAGGTGTGGGAGTATCTAGCAGAACTCTTGAAAGCTGATGTAGCTGCGTACAACAAAGCGCTGACTGATTTGGATACTGAAATAAAAGCATTGAAAGATAAAATGGAGCAGTTAAAAAAGGACGCTAGGGTTGCAGCTGAAGCAGGGACTCTACAGAGAATACATAAGTCGTCAAGAAGAGTTGCCTGTTATGCGTGGTAAAATAAACATGCCGGGGACAATAAAAAACAAGCTAGCACATGAAAGAGTGCTTACCTGTGATTTTGATGAGCTGTCAGAAAACAACACATTAAATCAAATCCTGAAAACGACAGTGATGCTTCTTTTGAGGAATGGAAAAGTGCAGGCAAAATACAAGGATGACTTGAAGAAAAAAATGCTGTACTTCTCCAATGTGGATATTATTGAACCGACAGGTATAAAATGGTCATCCATTCGTTTTCAACGTAACAATCAAACTTATAGAATGCTGGTTAGTATCTGTCAGTTGATTATCGAAGGAATGCTTATCACGACAGATGCAGGAGACTATAGATTGGCGTCCTTTGTAGATGAGCAGCGCATGTGCAGGCTGTATGAAAAATTTATTCTGGAATACTATACCAGACATTATCCTGCATTGTCAGTCAGTGCATCTCAAATACCGTGGTCGCTGGATGATGGCGTTGGGACCATGCTTCCGGTTATGCAAAGTGATATTCACCTGCAGCGTGGAAATACCGTACTTATTATTGATGCGAAATACTATAGCCACACTACGCAGGTCCAGTTTGATAAACATACTCTTCATTCAAATAATTTGTATCAGATTTTTACCTATGTAAAAAACCGCAGCTATCAATTTGGAGAAAAAGAGAATACAGTTTCAGGTATGCTTCTTTACGCGAAGACGGAAGAAGAAATCCAACCGGACAATGTATATCAGATGCATGGTAGTCAGATAAGTGTTAAGACGCTTGATTTGAATTTGCCGTTTGCTGAGATTGCCAGTCAAATGGATAGAATTGTGGAGTCACATTTTTCCGGATTAACAAAGGCATGTTAAAGCTATGAATTTATAGAGTATTTTTTAATTGAATTGTTGAAACGAGAAATAACAAAAAGGAGGCCTCCTATTTGAAAAAGAAAAACGACGAAGTAACCATCCGTTCCAGCGCAGCAGAATACTTAACCTATGTTGCATCTATCGGTGATCAGCAGGACAGCATTGAGATGCGCTATGAGGATGAGAATATATGGCTGACACAGAAGATGATGGCCACACTATATGATGTGGATGTTCGTACAATCAATGAGCATATTAAGAAGATTTATTCCGACTCAGAGCTCGAGGAAGATTCAACTATCCGGAATTTCCGGATAGTTCAAACCGAAGGTTCACGTCAGGTGACTCGTGATACAAAGCATTATAATCTTCAAATGATTATCGCTGTTGGATTCAAGGTTAATAATGAGCGAGCGGTGCAGTTTCGCAAGTGGGCCAATGGCATCGTGAAGGACTACACCATCAAAGGCTGGGTCATGGACGATGAGCGCCTGAAAAATGGTGGCTCTGTGCTTACAGTAGAATATTTCGACCGTTTGCTTGAGCAGATTCGTGAAATCCGCCTCTCTGAGCGTAGATTTTATCAGAAGATAACCGACATCTATGCTACAGCTCTTGATTATGACCGAACAGCAAAAACAACAAAGCAGTTCTTTGCAAAGGTACAAAACAAGATGCATTATGCAGTTCACGGACATACAGCAGCGGAGTTGATTTATGAGCGGGCCGATGCTGATAAGCCACATATGGGATTAACTACATGGGCAGCAGCTCCTGAAGGAAAGATTGTAAAAAGCGATGTCAGCATTGCGAAGAATTATCTTTCAGAGAAGGAAATACGTTCACTGGAGCGTATTGTATCTGCCTATCTGGATTTGGCAGAGGATCGTGCAGAACGTCATATCCCAATGACAATGGAGGACTGGGCAAAGCGTTTGGATTTATTCCTGATGGCAGATGACAGAGAGGTTCTTCAGGATGCAGGCAAAATCACTGCTGAGATTGCCAAGTCAAAAGCTGAAACTGAATTTGAAAAATATCGTGTTATTCAGGACAGATTATTTATGTCTGATTTTGATAAGTACATGCTGGAACTGGAAGAGAATGCAAAGAAGTAGCAACATCGCCATTAAATTTTTAGCTTACCAAGGTCGAGTGCATGGGAGTTGGGCTATCAGTCAGGACGAAAAATAGCAGTTGACCTGTTTTCTGTACAAAGAACAGACGAGGTTGAGACGATGGCAGTTCTTCGTCAAATTTGACTTTTATGTTGGAATCACTATAATAGTAGAAACGAATAAAAAAGTTGAACTTTTTCCGTGGACGGGCGAAGTTCAGACTGTGATATGGATAGCGAGTTGTGTCAATAATTTTTTGCTACAGAATTTGTTGATATGTTTCCGTGAACAAACGGAGATATTTTGCTACATTCTATATTAGTCTAGATCGATTTCCGAAAACTGACATCAATCAGGACGTATCGAGCCAGGTTGTGTGAGGATAAATTGCTGGAGTTAGGTGCAGACTCTTTTTGGTATTGGGATGTTGGAGCATTTGTATTTGCGGGGGATGAGACGACAGTTTCTGTATCCGGTAAACAGTATGTAACATCGGATAGAGTTATAGATAATAACGATATTCTTACCATCGATTTAAGCCCACAGATTGGTAATATCTGGGGCGATTATGCAAGAACTATTATTTTGGAAAATGGTAAGGTTGTAGATGATATAGAATTAATTCAAAATCAGGAGTGGAAAAGTGGTTTGCAGATAGAAGAAAAATTGCATGCAGAGTTATTAACTTTCGTTACGAAGGAAACTACCTTCGAAGAACTTTATTATTATATGAATGAATTTATATTAAAAAATGGATTTGTTAATCTTGATTTTATGGGAAACCTCGGGCATTCAATTGTGAAGGTTAAGAGTGACAGAGTTTACATCGAAAAAGGGAATAAGTCAAAGCTAGGAGAAGTAAAATATTTTACATTTGAGCCTCATATAGCATTTCCAGATTCGAAGTATGGATATAAGAAAGAGAATACGTATTATTTTGAGACCAGCTAGTTATAGTCAATACCTAAAAGACAAAAAATAGATATTTTTCTTTTATGTTTTGAAACCTAAAAATGAG